TTACTTGAGCCGCCAGATTGCCCATTCCATTGAGCAGGAGTAATTATATAATCTCTTTTATATGCTGCACTTGATTTTCCTACTATTTTTTCATTGCCTTCTGCAAATACACTTTGAAAGGATGCTCCATTGTAAGCAATTTGAATATCAAAATAAACAGTAGTCGGGTTGATATCTCCATCATCTTCAATTTTTTGCAGAGCCTGAAACGCTAAAGTAATTCTAATTCTATCAATACTTGTGCTATTAGTTGAGTCTCCTATCTGCTGAGTTGCAGCAGCAGGAGGATTCGTATTAGTAATAACACTTCCTACACCTACTTCAACTGAAATACCTTCTAAATCTGGAATATAAGTTTGATTTTGAGTTCCTAACCTGTCGTAAATAATTGAATAAGAATTAGCAGCAAAACGATTTTCCCCTGCTGCGTTTTGAATAGGAGTTCCATCTAAAAAGATACTGTTTAAAGGATAAGTTTGATTATCTAAGCCCTGTATAGGTCCTTCAGCTATCAGATCTAAGACACTTGCATATTGTTTAGATTCCAAAGAATCATTGGCTTCAGTAGGCCTCTTGCCTCCGCCTCCGCCTTTTCCACCTCCTCCAGCTCCTTTAATTACAGTCATTTTAAGCTACCTCATCCGTATCTAATCCAACTGAAATCGTTGCACTTCCAACATACAAACGGCCATAACAAATCGGAACTGGTACTCCTTGATGAATAGTATTTGTAACTCCTCCAAAACCAAAACTTTCATTCTTACTTGGGTCTGTAGGTTTAGGAGGTTGAGGAGAAAGCATTTGAGCAATACCTCCTAGCATTAACGCTCCACCCATCATAACTGCAGTTTTAGTCCAAAAACCTGCAGCAGCCCAAGACCCTGTTACACCTGCCCCTGCAAAAAATTTACCAGCAGCTAAAGGAGTAAAAAAGAACGCTCCTGCAACTAAAGCTGCTCCTAGAAAAAATCTTCCAATACCTCCTCCAGCTCCTTGAACTACAGGTGCAATGCTGAAAACTTCTTTATCACTTAAAGGATAATGTAATTCCTCAACGTTTTCTTGATAAATAATTTTCTTATCTACTAACACTTTATAAGCTATTCCATTTTGGTCGTTATCAATAAACCATTTTTCTAACCCTTGAAAATTAGCACATAAAGCCCTGATTGCCTCTGCAGGAGTCTGTACGTTTAGTTCAAAAGTTCCTTGACCTAATCGTTTTTTTAATTCTCCGTAAACTTTAACGACTTTCATGTCTTAAGCATAGCTCCGTTACTTTCTGATAATAACCTCCATATACATCTCTTGAAGATAATCTTCCTTGAACATGATGAAGAATTATCATATCCCCTAAATAAATAGCTCCATGATTAGGAACTTCTGATTCTAATTTCATAAATAAAATGTCTCCATACTTTAATTCATCCATATCAACTTCTCTCATTCCTTCTTTTTTAAAATTGTCTAAATACATATTTTCTCCTTTTTCCCACCATTTGTCTCTTCTATGATAATCTCCCATTTTTATTCCAAATTCTTTCTTATAGAAATCCTGCAATAAAGTATAACAATCAACTATTCCATGAAAGAAATATCTTCCAACATAAGGCAATTCATATCCAGAGGGCTTGCATTCTCCCCATAATTCAGTTTTAGGATTAACAATAAACCAAGGCAATCCAGATTTTTCACAAGCAACTAAATCTGCAGAACTAGGATGATGATTAGTTATAGGATGAGAATGAATAATTCCTACAATCTCGCCTTTTTTTTCACATTCAACATAATCTATAGGGTCTAGAACAAAATGTTCATCTGGAGTCTCGGCTAAATTATTGCAGGGGTAATATTTTTGACGACCTTTAACTATATGAACTAAACCCACACTTTCTCTTGGAGAATCTTTTTGAGCGTGTAATAACGCTTCTTTTTTTACTGTTTTATTTAATTTCATCTGATTTGGCCTGCTCCCGGAAAACCTCCAAAAGGTAAAACATCACTAAATCTTTTTTTGCAAGAAGTCAATCTTTTTCCGCAAACATCTTGAGAAGCACTACTCACTGAATTGTCGTTTGCATCAAAATAATTAGACCCTGTATAACTACATTCTGACGAGCGATAAGCCCATTGGCAAACGCTCGCAATAATTTCTCTTTTAGGGACAGTAACACCCGGCTGATCCCATTCCATAGCTAAATCAAAAGAAACTTGTTGCAAATTTTCTGAAGTCTTTCTGTCTATATACCAAATATCCATAGGAAATTGAGCATGAGGATCTGCCGTTGATTCCCCATCTAAAAATTTTTTTAAAGTTCTTATTCTTCTAACTTCTGCCCCTCCAAGATCATTGCCCGGAGTTGTTTCGTTTACAAGTAAAAGTAAAGCAGATATTTCAGCTACAGAAACATAACTTCCCAAACCAGATCTTGCAATATTACCCACAGTTAAAGTAGGTCGAGGAAGAGTTCCTTCTCCCGATTTATATTGAAAACCATCTGCAGCAATAGGTTGTCTTAGATAACTATTGCCATCCCAAACAATATTTCCAGAAACATCTGCATTAACTCCGTTATGCCAACGATAGATATCTGAACTCCCATGTAATGTTGAATCTAAACGCAATTCAAATAATTCTATAATTGCACTTGGAGATAAAGAAGCTAATTCCTCATATGTGCTACTTATAGCTGTCCAAACACAACTGTTATCAGTAATAGTAGAGCCAATATCAGTTCCCCATTTAGGCTCACTAGAGCCGCTTGTACCAGCAGTTGTGCATCTAAAGAATAATCCAGTTACCTGATCGGTTATAGCTCTTCTAATGTCGCCAACACTATAGGAAGTATTAGTAGCCCAAACTGAAACTGCCATTTATGGTTCAAAAAATTGTGTGAAAGTTGCAGTTATTTGAGCTCTGTCTGTATAAGGTATAGTTTTGCTCCAAGAAAAACAACGCCATTTGTAGGATGTAGATTCATCAGAGGGAGTCCAATCAAAAGTCGCTCCATCATCAGCTCTAGCATTTAAAAAAGTTTCTATCGTATCTGCATCAGTTTCAGAGACTTCCCATCTTAAATTCCATGTCTTAGGATTTTGATTAAGCCCAAATCTTAAGACTTGAGAATACCCATCTCCCATTTGTATTACTTCTAAATTGGGATTGCTATTTTTACTAGCTCCATATTGAGGTTTGATATCAGGAAAAGTTGCCATTTTTTTAAGTTGCTAATAATCCACCCGGACGTTTTTGACGAACGAGTTCTTGCTGAATTGCTGCAGCCAACATACTACCTAATTGTGCAGCTTCGTTTGCATCTCCTTCAACAGAAGAACCAGAGGCATCTACATGAACAGAAACATTAACAGAACCTCCTCCTCCTAATTTATCATTTGGAATAATTCGTCCAGCTTGTCTAGGTACAAAGAGTTCGGGTCCTTCTTCTCCTACGATTGCTGGTTTGCCTACTGGCGGAATACCACCAGAAGCAAATCCGGGAAGTCCAAAATGTTTAAATATTCCGCTTATTGCTAAATCAAGAAGCATATCTGAAACCTTCATTGCAATATTAGAAAGCATTTCTCCTAATGACTGAGTTCCTTTAATTAATCCTTTAATTCCGTCTTTTAAAGAATGAGAAATAGTTTCTCCAACTCTCTTAAATCCTTCATTTAGGAATTTAGTCATTTCAACTTGTTTTTTAAGTTCTTCTGTTGTGTCTTTTTCATTGTCCTTTTTATCTGATGAACTTCCTTCTCCTACTTCTCCTGTAACTGTTACAGAGTTATTCCAAGAATTTTGAAATTGATCCATCTGTTCTTGTGTAAATCCTGCAAGTTGTTTAATTCCCGGAAGATTTAAAATCCATGTAAGTCCGCTTTGAATCTTCTTAATGATTTTATCCCAAAGATCTTGTATCCATTCTAAAGCTGCCGTTAATGGTCCCGATACAGCATCAGCTATCGCTTTTCCAATTTCTTTAAGGTTCTCAACACTTCCTTGTAATTTCTCTACATAAAAATCATTCCATGCGTCTGAAACAATAGTGAAAACTTTAGTTACTTTGTGTTTAAACAAATCCCAAACGGCTGCAAGTCTTTGTCCTGTTTCTTGACCTGATTTAATTAATTTCTTTTGAGCATCTTCCATACTCGCAATATTTTTAAACCACCATTTAGTAAGACTCTGCATAGGTCCCAACATTCCTTCAGCATTTTCTTTTATCAGACCTACAGACTTTGCAAAACCTTCTACTATTGCCCAACCACCTTTGAAAAGCATAACTACAAATTTAACTCCTGCTCCAAGAGCTTCTATCGTGCCAGCAATTCCTTGAATTGTTATTTTTAAAAGATCACCAAAAAGAGTTCCTTCCCCAAACAAATTAATAAACGAATTTCCTAGTCTAGTAATTTGTCCTTGCAACGTATCTTCAGCAATTATGGCTGCTCTTTCTGCTTGTCCTTGAGCTTCAACCTGATTTTCTAATAATTCGTTGAACTTATCTAAATCTTTTATTGCTACTTGTAAACCTTTAAACGCTTCTATTCCAAAAGCTTGTTGAAGTTCGGCAGCAGAGAATTGCGAAAGTTTATCTAAAGTTCCAGCTAATCCTTCAGAAGCAAGAGTGGAAGCATTAATATCAGCACCTAATCTCTTTCCTATTTCTCCACTAGATATTTTTGCCAAAGCTGCATTAAGTCCACTAAAAGCAGTTTCTATTTGAGTACCAGCTGCGGTTGATTGAGCAATTATTGCATTAACTTCTGCTAATGGAACTCCTAAAGCTGCTGCAGTAGTCGCCACT